TTGTCCTGCATTTCCCGATAGACGCGCGCCGCCTGGCGGCCCTGGAGCTGCGGCAGGAATTCTTCGCGGACCCAGCCCGACCATTGGCGAAGGCCGGATGAGCCGAGATCAGAGAAGGCCATCCCAACATTGAATTGCGGCGGCCGTAGCGCGCCTGAGCTGTCGGGGTGCCACTCGCCGCCGCCCGGCCGTGTTGTCGATACCATCGAGCCGCGACGGCTCTCCATGATCGAGGGTACCGGCGGCGCCGGATAATCCTGCGGCTGGGTTACACCGCCGAGAGCACGAAGGTTAATCTTGGTTACAATATCGTATGGTGCGGCGGCCATTTAGAAGTCCTCCGCACAAATCCCTGCCTTGCCTTGCCACGCCTTGCCGGACCTTGCCTTGCCTCGCCTGGCCCCGCCGAGCCGCGCCGCGCCAGGCCTTGCCGCGCCCGGCCTTGGCAACCCGTGAACGATCCCTGCCTTGCCTCGCCCCGCATCGCCTCGCCAGGCCCTGCCCGGCCCCGCCATGCCCGACCTCGCCTTGCCATGCCTTGGCAAAGCCAACCTAAATCAATCGGCGGTCAGGTTCAAGATTGATACTATCTCTTGCGCCACCGACAAAAATCATTGGACCTTGAATTATGACGTTTTGCGCCTCGCCGAACGCATGGATCACCGCTTCGCCTTCGTCGGGCGATCTACTGATGCGCTCTCGTATTTCATCTTTGCTCTCGATCTTGACACCACGAGCGACCAGTTCATAGCGCGGTGCCGTCAAGTCGGCGAGCAGGGATCGCCCTGGCGGCAGCTCGATGTCCTGGTCGCTCGCGGGATCGAGCGCCTCGCGCAAGCGCCATATCCATTCGGCGCGCTTGTTGAAAAACCCGAGCTTGCCGGTCTTAGCGAAAGCACCGCTTTTGGCGCCGGCAAACATTGCAATGATGTTGACGCCGAACATGCGACCAAGGTCGACCGGCGAACTTCCGACGCCGACCGCATCGATCTTGACCTTGACCGTTTTTGGACAGCTCTGACCAAGCAGATCAAGAATGTCTCGGATTACTGCTTTTCCGTCTGGCGTCGTTCGGCCTGGCCGGACAAGCAGCTCGTCGATGTATTCGTTGCAGCGCGGCGCGTAGACGGTCTTGTCAGCACCACCACGCGCAACGTCGACGCCGATATCGGTCAGCTCGCGGACGACGCGCTCCCGCGGCCGCTTCGTCCAACGCTTTTGCGCCGCTTCTACCCAGGCCGTCGGAATGACCTGCCACGGGTGGTCGAGCTGCGCGATATCGAACGCGCCCTTGAGGTACAGCGAGCGCAGCGGCTCTGGAAAGGCTTGCAGCGTTTTCTTATAGCCGCGCGCTAGCAGGATCGGATTGTCCTCGACGGTCGCGCGAATGAACGTCCGGCTTTCCGGCTCGATCAGCTCCTCGGTATCACTGTCTTGCTCGCGCCACCAGAACGGCAGGCCATTGCGGACCTCGACCTCTTTACCGCCCAGCATGGCAAACCAGCGCAGCTCGCCATTCGCCGCCGGCCGCGGATGCCGCTTGTCGAGCCACGGGCCGAAATACCGGATGACCCAATCGCCCTCCGCGCTAGTCGGCGGATTGAAGCCGGCTATCACGCGGCAGCGCTGGTTAGGCTTCGTCGTTCTATTCCAGCCCTTGAGATAGCGAAACTGGTATTCGGTGAAGTGCGTCAGCTCATCGAAGCCTTTCAAGTCGTGGGGACGACCTTGAAATTTCTGGACGTCAGTTTCTTTTTCAACGCCTCCGAATTCGATGCGTCGTCCGTCATTGAGCTTCCACACCGGATGAGGCGAAGCTTTGAACCGTCCAAAGCCGGTGAACATCTCCATGCTGCGATCGATAAGCCCAGGAAGCTGAGCCAGCTCGCGGCGAAATATAATTGAGCGGTGATGGCGAGTGTGAGCGGCTCCAAGAAGCAAATCACTTTTGCCTCCACCAGCGGCTCCGCCGATGCCAGTGACATCAGCCGCGCTCTCTAGAGCCATTTGCTGCGGACTTGCCGGAAACGGCTCCCATGCTACCTGGGCCGTCAGCAGGGCGTCCATCTCGGCGCGCTCGCGCGGACTCAAGAAGGCCAACAACTCGCTCAACTCTTTCGCGCTCATTGAGGCCGGCGGTGTTGTATTCGATGCCGTCATCGGCCGGAACCTCTCCGCGATCGATCTGGCCCGGTCCACCGTCGCGCCAGCCCAGGCGCGTCTTGCACAGGAACATCAGCAGCATAGCGTTCGGCGGCTTCTCGGCTTTCGTCAGCCGGCCTTCGGCGTCGTACTGCGCAGCATGACCGAATGCCGCGATCATCGTCGACTTGCCGATTGCTTGCTGCGCTTCGCTATCGCCTTTCAGCAGCTCGACCATGTAATGCTTGCGCAGCGTATTGACCGACACACCGATATCGACCGCGATCGCGCGTTGCGTCACGCCGTAGCGCGCCATCAGGAACACGCGTTGCCTGGTTAGATCGGTCGGCTCATGCGGCTCGCCGCTGCTGCCGCGGTCTTCGATCCCGCCGACCACTGTCAATCCGCTGTCATTCATTGGCGCACATAAATCATGTTTCCGGCAACCAGACCTGAAGCAGATTGCAACAGGCAGATATCATTGCCGGCGACCGTGCTGAAACCGATCGAGGCCGTGCCGCTGCCGAGCGTAATAGTATCGTTTGCCTGTCTCGCGGGCCCGGTCTGGCCGGGGCCGCCCATGATAATCAGTTGGTTGGTCGCGCAGACTGCACCGGTTCCTTCCACTATCGAAAGGTTTTCGGCCCCCGACGTACCCAGAAATATGAAGCAAAGATAAGTCTTAGTGCGCTGGTCTCCCGGGATCACCATCGCCGAGTTTGTTTCTGAGATCGCCACATTTTGCTTGACGCCCGAGCTGCATGGATCGGCGAGCGTCTGCGCTTGAGCGCTCGCACTCATTGCCATCAAAGCGATCAGTGCCAAAACGTATAGCGTTAGCATTTTTTTAATCATTTCGCGCGACCTTGGTCCCTTGCGTAAACTAGGAGTAAAGACTATGCGTAGCGTAACAATGGAAATCCTCGAACCTGGCGACAAAGACTGGTCGCCGATCGCCGAAGTGCAAGCGCTCGATCAGCCTGGCGGCTTAGACGCCGCCCAGCGCGCTCTCGTCGAAATGCGCGATCGCTGGGCGGCAGCGCGCTATTTCAAGCTCGGCGCGCAATTCCGGTTCATTCTGCGCGATTGACGGCTCTTGCGTTTCATGAATATCCACTTTATGCTTCGAAGCATAGCTTGATACACGGAAAGGACAGCAGATGAACACAATCGACGTAGCTCTCGATGCTGAGATCGCCACCGCTGTCGCTGGCGCGCGGTATTTCAGCGCTACTATCTGGCACGATCAAGCCTACCACGCCTATCCGCTGCGCACGCTGATATACGCTCGCGCAATCGCGAAGCTGCTGCCGGCCTTCCACAAGTCGGAGCGCCGAGCGCTCGTGTTCGCCGTCATCGAGGAACACGGCGTCGAGCGCGGCGTGCTGGTGCCGGACGATTGGCAAGCCTGAGATTTGCAGCCCGAGCCGCTCCTCGCGGGCGGCTCGATCGGCAAACCTCGCCGCGGCGGCAACCCCGCCGAAATTTAGGAAAGGACAAATCCTATGAACACGACTACCAAGAAGCGCTCGATTTCCGCCATGGCCGATTTGATCGGCAAACTACCGCTGGATGCGGCCCAGCTCGATGGCGAGGTCAAGGCGGCCAATGAGCGGATCGCGAAAGCGGCCGAGGTCGAGGCCAGCCGGGACGCGCTCGCTGAGGCCCACGCCCAGATGGCCAAAGACGGCTGCCCGGCAATCGCGCTGCGCAAGCCCGGCGAAAGGCCGGCACCGCTCGCCAATGGCACCAAGCTGCCGCGCTCGGCACCCGGCCGCGAGCTGGCAGTCCCTGCCAAAACCCCGCAGACAAAGAAGGAACAGGAAACAATGGCGAAGAAGCTCGGCCTCACAGTCAATGGCGGTGCTCGGCATACCGGCAAGCAGGCAACCAAATCTGCGCCTAGCAAGGCCAAGGCGGTGAAGGCGCCGTCAGGCAAGACCAAGGCCGAAATGATCGGCGAATTACTCAAGCGCAAGAGCGGCTGCACGACCGCCGACGTCCTCGCTGCCACCGGATGGCCGGCAGTCTCGATGCCCCAACAAGCGACCCAGCTCGGGCTTAAGCTGCGCAAGGAAAAGAAGCCCGGCGAGGTTACCCGATACTTTGCCATCTAGACGCGGAACTTTCCCACTGATAGCATTCCGCTTGGCGCGACTTGCGTCAATCCTTGCACTAGCGACTTATGACTTCGAGCGGCCCATTCGGGCCGCCCTTTTTATCGCGCTCCGCTTTGCAAGGCCAGCTAGGGCCGCCGTTCGCTATGCGATCCCTGATGTAGGCATAAGCGAATTCGATCGAACGGCGCAGATCATTATCAGCATCATACTCAGGCGGCGGGGGATCGCTGGGCGACGATATCGTCATACGGCACTCCACATATCGTTGCTTTCCTGCCAGTGCATTGTTGCCAGCGACGGATGGTTACATCGCAATAGGCAGGGCTGATCTCGATCCCGTAACAACGCCTGCCGGTCATCTCAGCGGCGATCAGGGTGGTGCCTGAGCCCAAAAACGGATCATAGACCGCATCGCCCGGTTGGCTGTTATTCTCAATCGGGCGCTTCATGCACTCGATGGGTTTTTGGGTGCTGTGCCCCGTTTCCGACTTCAGAGGCTTGTCAATCTGCCAAAGGGTGGTCTGCTTCCGGTCACCACTCCAATGTGCTGTCTTTCCTTCGCGGACAGCATAATAGCAAGGTTCGTGCTGGACGTGATAATTGCCCCGTCCAATCGGGAACTGCTGTTTCGCCCATATGATCTGCATACGAATTTCGAAACCAGCAGCAACCAAGGCCGCGTAGTGCTTTACTTGGGAGGCACCCGCCGGGTGCCACTGGTAAATGACATCCCCAGGAAAAAGCTTCCAAGCTTCGTTCCAGTCGCCGATATCATCATTGGTCACCAGCCCTATGGCGCGACCGCCATAGGGCTTACCGTTTGCACGGTCAGCCCGATTTCGCCAGTCCGGATCATAATCGACACCATATGGCGGATCTGTGACCATCAAGTGCGGCTTTGCGCCGCCAAGCACCTTCAACACTTCGCTCTCGACGGTCGCATCTCCACATAAGAGCCGGTGCCGACCAAGCTCCCAAAGATCACCTGGTCTACAAGATGGGTTCTCTGGAACAGGAGGACATTCTTCGGCGTCTGCCTGCGGATCAAGACCAGCCATAAACCCGACCAGATCAACCTCACCAAAGCCAGTGAGCGAAAGGTCAAAGTCTAGTTCTTTAAGATCGGTCAGCTCAATCTTGAGCAGATCGTGGTCCCATTCTCCGAGGCGAGCGTACTGATTGTCCGCAATGACGTAGGCGCGCTTGCGCGCTTCAGGCCACCCCTTGGCGACGATAACTGGTACGATCTTAATCCCGAGCTGCGCCGCCGCCATGACGCGGCCGTGGCCGGCGATAATGCTGCCGTTCTCGTCGCACAATACCGGGTTCGTCCAACCATACTCAAGGATTGAGCGCTTCAGCTGCTCGATCTGCACCGGCGGGTGGGTCATCGGATTGCCGGCATAGGGGATCAGGCTCTCGATCGGCCGGCGCTCCGGATTGTCAGCCGGCCAGGACGGCATGTCATGATTGGGAGGCATTTCAGCCACCAATCAGCCAGGTGTTGGTCCTGTCGCAGTAGACCGGCACCATCGATCCAGCGCTATGGTTCGGAACGTACGCTGAATGGAACGTGGTTACATTTGCGTCGGCGACCATCGCTCGCCTTCCCCAGTAGACAGAGCTACAAGTTGGCAAAAGACGATCCAATGTCCATACATTCCCCATCTGCGATGAAGTGTTGACAGTAGGAACAAAGAAAGTTGCCGGATAAACATCAGGCGTAGAGCCCGGTTTTATATAACCTATTACCGTTCCTACAGCAGCACCAGTTCCACGCAACGTCTGGCCGCGACCTACCCATCCTGTAGCACCGGTGATAGTCATAGATTCAAATCCGGTAGACGCCCCCGTAATTACAGTCGGATCATTTGCTCCGCAACCACTAACGCACCCTCCACTATACACCCCTTGACCAAACATTCCGTCTACCATCAGATTTCCGTTAGTAGGTCCGGCAGTGGTGACAAGTGCATTGGCGGTATAATTGATGGAACCATTGTCAATATATAGCTGCGGATTGGAGATGTTATCTACTACGACCGTTGTTAGGTACCGCTCACTTCCGACGGTAGTCCCTTTCCAAATGTCATAAGCAAAAATTCCTTGTAACTGAGTGAGCGAAAGCGTCACAAAATTTGTATCGCTGAGAGTGGCACCACAGGTCACTGGAGCACTGGGGCCGGGCGGACTACTTCCATCCTGGCTTCTGCTTGTTACCCGATATGAATAAGCGGTTGCTCCTCCTCCTGTACAGGAAGCACTTAAGCCAGGAGTTACCGTGGACCATATATTAAGTGGTCCAGCACCGAGGCTCCACTGACCTTCCTGGTTTGTGCACTCCTGGCACGGAAGAGAAGCTGGAATCTGATTAGGCGTAAGGGTCGGACCGTAACTACTCGGCTGATAATAGTTACCAGCCCACCTGGAGTATGATTTCGGAACATTGGTTAACATCATTGATGGATGATAGATTATATTCCTTGTCTCGATGCCGTTAAGAAAATAACTGCCATTGTAGAGCATTTTCAACATGCTCCATTGAACTCCGCGACATCCCTCGCATTCGAATTGCCCCGAGCCGGCGCTGCCGGCTGTCGGATAAAGAAGTATCGATACAGTTTTTCCAGCGGTCATGGTTATAGGCGCCCCTACGCTACCCACGGTGCCGCCAAGATAGCCGACAGTGCCGATGTTATACGTTCCGGTACCTCCTGTTCCCGTTCCATTTGAATTTATGAGTGTACTAAAGTTAGCACCATCAGTCACAACCATTCCAGGTGCCAGCACAACCCTACCGGTGGTACCCCTGCTTTGATATACCGCGCAATTCGTGCCAGTGCAGTCATTTGGCGCGGCTCCGGCAACTACGTTAAGGGTATTTCCATTCGTAATATAGCCAGTCAGTTGCCCAGAATACCCAGGCTGTGTATTGAGGCCAAACCCCTGAGTAAAGGAAACGCGAAATTCAGAATTATTTTCAGGAGTGCCCAAAACTCCGTCCGTACTATATCCTGGACCTATCTGATAGTTTCCACCGATCATATTGAGCTGAACGTTGTTGCCTACAAAATCCCACATCGACCAATTCGTTTCGGCCAGCATATTAATTGCAGTCACATTTGAAGACGCGGCTAGCTTGAAGATGCTGGACAAAATATTTCCGGCAAACATGGAATTGGCTACCACAGAACATGCCAGTTCACAATAGAGGGCGTTCTGCAGGAAATAGGCATCGTATCGAGTAACCGGAAAAAGACCTGCGTTGCCGTTGACGACATGAATCCCAGCACCATCACCCCCATATACGGTGATGTCTTCAAGCATGTTGCTATCGCCGTTAATTCCACCCAGCGGATTAAATCTGATACCATCCAAGTTTACATTTGCTTTAGGAGCCGCCTCGTATCCACCATAACTCCCCATATAGACGCGCTTGACGCTGTTATAGAGGACGACCACGCCATTACCGAATGCCTGTGTGTCAAACGAAATAAAGCTTTCGAGCCGATTGATTGCTCCTAGTGCAATCGGTGATCCAGCGCTGCCGGCCGTTTGCGAATTATTGACGGTATAAGTAGGTCCGGTGCCTCCGGTGATCTGCGTGTTCGCCGTCAATGTGCTTAGGAGCGGACCGGTTAGAACATGTCCGATCGCAAGCGGTGCCCCGGTCACAGCACCGGTCACTGTTAGCGTGGTTCCTGAAATATAGCCATTGAACGACGAACCTCCGCCGACATTACCAGCAAGACGCAAGTCCTGAACCGATGCTCCCCACTGGTTTTGGAACGAAATCATTGACGTGCCGGCGCCGCCTGGGCCATCGGGACAATACTGCAGGAT